CAAAGAAGGTTCCGGCATAATGAGCCTAGGAACAGGTTACTCGACAGCAGCCTTAGTTAAAGGCAATAGCGTTTATTTAGGACTAGCTGGGACATCTAGAGCAATCAAACTTGAGTTTGATGTTTAACCAAATAAATTTTGAGTCGGTTCATACTTTACAAACCTACACCAGAAGATGTCGCTGAAGCGTGCCGGAGATCTGACGCTTTAGGTAATCTTAGGACATCATTCACTAACGGCAAAGGTAACATGACTGGCTTCTTAGGTGAGGTCGCCTTTGAGAATACTTTTAAACAGTTTAACTATGTTGGAGATAAGTCCTACACTCACGACTACGAATATAAAGGTCTCAAGGTTGACGTTAAGGCTAAGAGCTGCAACACCCCACCTAAGCTAAACTATAATGCTTCCGTTGTCAGGACGAGGTTCAGTAAGTTTGAGGCCGACGTATACTTCTTCATGCGGGTCCACAAAGGTCTGCGAAAGGTATGGCTCTGTGGGTGGTCCCCTAAAAAATCCATCATCCACAAGAAACGATTCAACGAGAGAGGCGAGCGTGACGCAGACGGGTTTCGATTCAAGGCTGATGGCTATAACATCGAAATAAAGAGGACTCGTCGGCCTGATGCGTTCGAGTCACTCCTCATCCGGCGGTAGGCAGTTGTGGTGGATGTGGCCCGTCTTTTTATAGACGGGCCTTATACCATTCGGGGCTACGAAATCTACAAACTCACTGAGAGGGGCGTCCATGTAGGCGTCAACAACTGACGGATCTCCTCCGATTTGTTCAAGGATCTGCCGAAGATCTGTCCAAAACTCACCGCAAAGTTCTTGCCTCCTGATCTGTAGATCTTCGTTTGTCATCCGCTTTATAACCTATATCGTAATTCTCACTCAGGTCAATGCTCCACAATTTACCCCCACCCTGACCTTCAGATGTGATCGGGCGTATCTTTTTATTAACCCGACTTGCTTCTTCTAGAGTTATCATACCTCTTCGGCAAAACTCTAGATTACGGGAAGAACCAACATCACGACCGTTGTTCAAATCGTGAATAGCTACCTGAAACTCAGTGAGAGTGCCGCTCCACATACCTAAGTCAGGGTAAACCTCGCGGCATCTTTTACTGAAGAACTCGACCAACTCTGCAATCGAACTACGACTACTATTGTCGTAGGCGGCATCGGCGATTGTAGGGTCGATATATGACCTAACACCGAACCGACCAACGTCTTCAACTGATTGAGGAACCTTCCAGTCGAGTAGAAACTTACCAAAGTGAGGCAGTTCTTGTTCTATAATAGCCTCTAGCTGGGCGTTAGGTGGGAATGATGTTGTAGACGATTCAGCAATCAACAAGGCCATGAGCTTATCTCGATTACTGGTATCCAGAGAAGGAATCACTGACAACGAGTTGGCGTCCATGTTAAGGGATAAGATAACTCGTCCTGTCCAAGGAATCGACATGGCGTCGGCATACTTGGCCATATACTCAACTCTCGGATTAGCTACTGCACGCTTTAGCAGTTCAGTCGCACGTCTCTGGTCTTGAAAGCTAGCTGCTGAGGTCGTATCGTCTATAACCCAAGAGGCGACACGACCTAAGTCTTTGTTGAACTTCGTCTGACCAGAAAGATAATCAGACGCATCAGAGAAACCCCCAACAAGTCCACTGATAATTTTGTTCGACAACAGCGACTTGCCACGACCTGTCGGCCCGACCAGCAGCAGAGCTTGTCCCTGTAAAGGAACCCTATCCAAAACCGCAGTGTAAAAACGCTGCATCCACGAGTAAAAATAATCTAAGGCTGGGTTCTTTGAGCTATCCACAAATAGCTGATTCAACCATTGATGGAGGAACGGCCACTTTGATGGGTCACCGTCAGAGTCGGGGCCGACTGGAACTAGGTTAGAGCAGTTGAGAATCCGGCTAGCGTTGTAAGATACGATGCGCTCGTTTGAGAACACTACTGGTGCAATCTCGTCAATACGGTTGTTATTACTAATCGTTAAAACAGCCTCCTCTACTTCGCTGATTGCTCTCCCTCTTCTTACTCTTACAGAGAAACCAGCCTGACGTAGCTCTAGTAGAAGTTGATCTTTCGGGATTGATACAGCGTTACCAAAAAGAAGCTTGTAGAAGCACTTACCATTAAACCAATATTCGTCTAGTAAAGTAGCTAGTTTTTTAGTCTCATAGTCTTTAACAAAAGCACTACCAAAGATATCGGACCAGCTCATAAAGCCTTTGCCAGCTCTGTCTGAATAACAAACGATACCATCCTCTACAACCTGACATCCGTCTCGGTTGATACCGTCATCGATCCAGAATAGTGGGCCTCTGGACCCCACTTCAAAGTCCCCCATCCAGCGATTTGGGAATCGGGATTCAACTTCTTTAGCTACGACATCGATTGGTATAGTCGTATCGTCCGACTCTGGTGGCTTGGACGTAACTGCCTTTGTTAGGGCCGCTTGAACTATGTCTTTAGGAACTGACCCATTTAACCTCGTCCACTCATCTCCCAGCTCAAAATATTGATTAGGTCGAAGCGAGCTTGTGTCGAACCCAGCGAATAGCTTATCTATCTTGAGAGACCTGTTCATGTTTGAAATGAATGAATCAAACATAGAAGGGTCTATGGGGATCGGTTCGTCGAACTCCCAAACTAGTCTAAGGTATCCACTGTATGTTTTAGAAGCCCAAGTGGGTTTCACGGTAGCAGCACAACCATCCTCTACGATGTCAGGCATATTAGGCCAATCGACGGGTGCGTCGTAGTCTGCTACAACGCCATAAATTTTATGTGCTGGGTTATCACCACCTATCCGTTTTGAGGGCGCACGTCCTTCTACAGTAGAATAAAAAATATGGTTTGTTTTGGGGTCCCCGCACCACTCGCGGTAGTCCGCTTTGGATTTGAATCGAGGTTTTTCCGTGGGGAACTTACTAAGGTCGTCCGCCTTGGTTGTTTTTGTGTCGCGTAGGTTACGCAAATATCTGTAGGTCATTATTTTTGGTATTGGGTTAGAATTTCTCCCTCCGCATCCAGAGGAATATCGCTAATCCACTCAGGAGGAGCGGACATAATTTGGGTAATTTTTTGTAGGGTTTCTTCAGCTTTATCTTCATCACACTCGCAGATTACTTCATCATGAACGTGGAAGATAATATCTATGCCTGCCTTGTCGATCTCTAACATCATGAAACTGAAAATATCTCTGGCCAGAGCCTGTGAGAGATTCTCAGCTAGGACCCCGCCCCACAAATTCATGATGCGTTTCTGGCCATTCCGGTTGATGCTGGAGACAAACTGGATTCGTCCTTGGGCTAGAGTCTTCCGAAGATTGCCGTAGTTAAGAGACCTTCCTGAAGGGAGAGTCAGGGACAGGCGACCAGCATTATATGCTTTATCGACTTGCTTGTCCAGTTTCTTCCAATAACGAGGAACCTTCGCGATCTTTTTACGGTAAAGAGTAACAGCATCTTCAGCTTCCTTGAGGGGCATATCATACATCTCAGCAAACCGTTTAGCTCCTGCACCGTAGCCGCAGCCTAATACGAGAGCCTTAACTTTGTGTCTCAGCTTGGCGTCCTCCTTCTTCAGGACTCCTCTATCTTTAGACCACAAGCCAAACTGGATCGCGAACGCTTCGTAGATATCATCCGACGCTTCGATTGCGTCCATTGTCTCTCGGTCACCAGATAGCCAACACAGGGTGCGGACTTCAATCTGTGAGAGGTCAACGACGACTAGCTTCTTGCCTTCAGGAGCAGTAATCAAGTTACGCATGTTGACTCCGAACATACCTTCTCTAGGCAAGTTCTGGAGGTTGAGGTTCCCACCGCTTCCACTAAAGCGTCCGGTGTGTCCTCCGAAATACATGATACCACCATAGTATCGGTTGTCCGGCATGGTAGCGTAGTCGAAGCTATCTAGCTTCTTCTTAATGGTGTTGATACGCCGCCAGTTCGTTACGGCCTCGATCCATTTGTATTTGTGACCGTGTGCGAGTATCCATCTCTGAGCATCGACATCCGTCTTAGCAAGAGAGGCGGGCGGTTCGATGCCAAGCTGGATGCAGTGTTCATCAAATGCTTTACGGCTAAGTAGGGGCTTTTCGTCAGCCCAAGGAATCGCCTTCTCAGTTTCAAAGATGAGTTCATTGATTGTCTCTTTAGCTTTACGGAGAGCTTCCACATCAATCGGGATTCCTCTCTGAACGATACGTCGGTTAGTGACGCTGATGTCCCGCTCAAACTGAGACCACTTAGACTCATAAGCCTTCCATAGACGGAGGCAGAGAACAGAGTCCTTGATGGCATACTCTTCTACTTCCTTCTGGAACTCCTTAGTCATACCAGTCCACGTCTTACCTGACATGTTATCACGAGTAGATTTAGAGATCTCTAAGTCGAAGGCTTCAGCAGTTGAGTTCTTCAATGATCTTGGCAGACCTACAGCAGCAGCCATGTCTGCGGTGCAGTGCCATTCGGCTGGTTCCACCTTCGGCCACCAGTTACAGTTGATGCCATAGAGGTAAAGTGTTTCATCAAATGACGCGTTATGGGACAGGACAATATTGCCGTTAAGCATTGGCCAGTCAAAATTTTCAGGGTGGCCAACCCATTCGTATCCGTCATCTCCGACGACACTCACCATATAAGCGTCGAAGTCGTAATGAGAAAAGTACCCTAACGGGCCAAGCTTTCGGATAGAGCAGTGCTTATCGTAGTAAGTTTCAAAATCTAAGGCGTATGTATTCATATAAGTTTATTTGTGGGCAGAAAAAAGCCCACCGCAAAGGGAAGAAAAGAAAAACTCTGCGGCGGGCTTGCTTTCTAACGACTATTCTTTCGATTCCAAATCTAATTCAGTCTGCTCACCAGTAACATGCTGGAGTGCTTCCCGAACTACCCTCAACTTTCTCAAGTTGGCTCCGACTTGGGAGAGCTGATCCTCGACTTCAGCGATCATGCCGTCGAGCATCGTGATCTCTTCGAGAAGGAGATCGCGGGTTTTTTGTTCTTTCTCTTCGTCAGTCATAACTAAGCTCCGAGAAAGTTTTTAACAAATGCGGTAACAGCTTCATCGGCTTCTTCCTTAGTCACGGTAAGTGATGGATTAAACCAAGTGTATTTACCCTTACTAAGTTCTTCAGACACGAAGTTCCATACTTTGCTGTGAATAGGGATTCCAGACTGAAGAGCGGCGAATGTCGCAAGACGCTTGTAGGTTGAACGGTATGCGTTCTTACCTACATTAATCTTACCCAACGCATAGTTGTGGTCGCCGATAGGTAGCTGAAACGCCTCGTCGTTTTCACTACCTTCAGGCTGACGCATGAGGAGAGTGATCTCGGCGAACTCGGTCATATCCCACTCTGACTCTGCTGCAATAGCGTCAGACTCAGATTTAGACCAAGCGATACGGGGGATGTCCTCTTCATCGAAGGGGATGTTCTCCCGCCAGCCCTTCTGGGCAGCGACAGTGATCGTCTTAACCGGAGTGTCCGGTGGAGCGATCTCATATGTCTTGTCGAAAAGAATCGATCCAACTGGGGCGTCAGACTGAGACATCTTCTGGCAAACATTAATACGTGGAATCTCGATGTCCTCTACGTCGATTTCGATTCCGCTTACGTTGGTGGAGAGACCAGTGTTGGTCTCGGCAGCAACGACTTCTTGGGTTTTGGTTTTAGCCATAATATCAATTATTGGTTTGGTTTATTGAG